ATTAATTATCATCCTTATGTATTAGCCATTTAATCTATTTTGCAATGCTTCTACAGCTTTATTTGATACTGCTTTAGAAACATCATCAATAAGTTTCTGGAATTTATCATTCTTTTTTACAACATTAGGAAGAGGAGCAACTAGTTGGCTTAGACGGTTATCAACTCTATTTCTAATGTCATTTCCTATTTCAGAAATTTCAGAAATATCTATACTAACTCTATCTAAAGCGGGTAATGAACTAAAATCCCCGCTTTCTATTTCTCTAATTCTATTTCTTAGCTGTTCGATTTGGGCATCTCTGGGGTCTCCACCAGTATCACTTTCACCAATAATTAATTCCCCATCTCTAATAAAAGTAGGTTGGTCAAAATTACTTTCATCTAGGTTAGGTCCTGATTTTATATTTGATAATACTTTAACAGAAGCATAGGGATACCAGTTAGGTCCATCTGGATAATCATCTACATTATATCCCAATGTATTAATTAAAAGTCTATGAAAATCTGCATTATAATTGATTTGTCTTTTAAATCCTTTATCCATATAATAATAGTCAGGAGAATCTTTTTTAGATACTATTGTACCATTTCTAAAGAAAGGATGTTCGTCTTCTGTTTGATTAGCTAAAAGTAGTTGTTCTTCTAATTCTTGTATTCTATTATTTAAAGTATCTATAATATCATCCTTAGGATCATCTAAGTTATAATTTTCAATATATTCTCTACTTTGATTTATGATAGAAACATGAGATTCTGTTCCTATTTTAGGGATATCAAAAAATAATGAATTATAAAGTTGGAAAAACTGTGTTATAGAAAAAGTATCTTCTTTTTTAGATAACTCTTCAAAATCACTAGGAACTATACTATTAAAAGAAGATCTAGAAAATATTTCTCTATCTAATTTTATAACATTATTTTCAATAATATTAGCTTCTTCTAATTGTAATGTATTAATAGATTTAGGAATAGGATTAATATCCTCTACAGGAGGAACAGTTTGGTCTTCTGCATCTAAATTTGCTTCTAATTTGGGGTTTAATAAGTTTCTAAAATTTCGTACACCTCTAGAAGATCTACCCCCTGGAATAGAGGGATCTCTACTAGTAGGTGAGTCCCTTTCAATAGAAATATTATTATTAGGTGTATATGCCATATTAATTAACTACTTTAAAGTAATAATCTTCATCATAAACTGTTATTCCATCTTCATTTTCGTGCTTAAATAAAAGTTTATAATATCTTTCTGCTTGTAAACCATTCATAAATATTTTAAAATACATTCCTTCTGAATCTGCACTTAATTTACTATGGCTGCTGAAAGGAATAATTACTTCTTCTGTAGCATAATCTTCAAGTGAATAAAAAGATTTACTAGTAAAATAATTTACATCTAAGAAATTAGATGACGTTACGAATTTTCTTGTGGGGTATAATGATCTAATATTTAATCTAAACTTTTTTTCTTCAACTTTCTTGTATTCAGCTTTATTATTTCTTAAAGTAACATAACACTCTCCTGTCTTTTTTATTTTATCGTCTGTAGCAGAACCCGTATCATATACTGAATCATCCCAAGAAATGTTTAAGTAAGGAGGGTATATAGTGTGTGTATCTAAAGAAAAGAAATTTAAAGTCCCATCTTCAGTTCCATTGAATTCTTGTGATTGGCTTCTTTTTAATAAAAATCCATTATTAGATATACCGTTGGGGTAGGTAGATCCAAATTTACTAGCACTATAAAATTTAGTAATAGGAGAAGTTACATTAAAAGATAAATCTAATTCTTCATTATAACCATAAGATCTTGTTACTTCAAAACCACTTCCAGTAAACCAGGAACCACCTCCAGCATCTGAAGATGAATAACTTCCTGTAATTCCTGTTCCAAAAGATGATAAAGTCCATGAGGTTTGAAGAGTACTATTATCTCTAAACTTCCAAGATACACCATCACTTGTTTGTGGTCTATTACCAAACCTACCTGTTCCATTATTATAACTCTCTGCTAAGGGATAAACCTCAAAATGTTGGTCTAAAGCTAAATTAGTATGTTCTGTAGCATACAGGTTTAAACTAGCTGAAAAAGGAGATGTTACTTTACCATCTATTAAAGATACTATTTCATCTGTATTAAACTGAATTAAGATTCTAGAAGGATATCTACTTGCAGAACTTATATGTTGTGCATCTTCTATAGTTAAAACTTCATCTATACTACTGTTTAGTTGATTTCTTAGTGGATGAGAATATATTGTTGCATCCTTTTCGGGAAATAAAAAATAATGTGCCATGATTAAATAGTTTTAACTCGTCCTCTTATATCTGAATCAGGGAATTTTATTTCAAAAATAGAAGGGTCTAAAGAAGGGTATATAACACCATTAATAGTTGCTTGCTCCAAATCATATTTGTATTTTGAGTAATTTAAAATTTCCCCAAATTTATTATTAAATACTACTGATTCAACAGAACTAACTCCTTCAACTAAATTTAATACGTTATAAACTTCACTTATTATAATAGGTTGATTTATTTGCCACCTATCTATATTAAAGAAATCTTTTAATCTACTAATACATTCATTTACAACTATATTATTATTATAATTTCTAAAAGTATTTATTTCAAAATCTAAACCAAGATTTATAACAAAAGCATTTTTTATGTTTATTGAATCAGTTAACATTCTAAACTGCTCTAAATAAGTAGCTAAATTTTCTTTTGCGGCTAAATTTAAATCTACTATTTGCTTGTTATTATTATATCCTACTACAAATAGATTTAATGCATTTGGGTTTTGTATTCTTTTACTAGTTTCTGATGAGATTTGATCATCCTTACCTATATAAGCTTTTGCCACTTTACCAAATTTTGGGGGCATAACTAATGCTCTAAATATATAGTCATCTTTTGTTACTGCTCTTTGTTGAGCATTAAAATTAGCTGCTGCATTTAATCTAATATCATTATTTGTATCTCCAGGCCCACCACCTCGAGCAGGTTCTGGATTAGTAACAGCTAAAGAAGTAATTTGATCTGATATATTGACTCCCCCGGTGTTTGCTTGGGTTTGTAATACTCCTTTTCTAGTAATTGTGTTACTATTCACATTAGATGCTATACCCCCTCCTTTTAGATAGGTAACAGTTAAAGTAGTATTACTAGGGACTTCACCATAAGCCTTAGTATATAAAAAATTAGAGGGATCATAAGCTACATCTAATTGACTTCTACCATCATTAATACCTAATCCTATATTATCTGGGTTAGGGATTATTTCTTCATCAGAATTACTAGATATTCCTGAACCAAATTGGATTTCTAAAGTATTATTTGATTTAAATCTACTTATAAATCTTTTAGGAACTTTTTTAGTTCTTAGTAAAAAAGGAACTGTATCATTATATTTTGATAAACTTGGGTCATTAGAATATATGTTAGATACTTCTTCAAATACAGTTTCTTGGGCTAAATAAGGTACTTCAGTATATCTATTACCATTACTATCAACTATAGAATCAATTCCAATAATATCTGTATCAGATATATTTAGAGTTAAGAATCTTTCTGGCGGGCCTATTGTAAAATTTTTAACCTCAGTTTTAGCACTTATTGCGGTAACACTTTTTTTTAAAAGATATTTCTGAGGTTGATTAGTAACCGTATTAATGCTAAAGATTGAAATATCAGTAGGGTCAAAGGATGAAGAAAAAGAAAAATCAACATCTTCTTGTGTTATAAATCCTAATTGAGTATTACTTTGGGGAAAAAAGGTAGATCCTTCTTTAAGGGTAAGAGTTCTAGTAAAATCTGGTCCATCAGAGGCTGCGGGTACTGTTTGTGAGATATCTAATTTAACCGAAGAAGCATTAGTAACTTGTGGTTTATAACCTAAAGTATAAGCTAAATCAAATAAATTGTCTCTTTCTTGGGCATAAGATAATAGGGTTTCTTGAAGTTGAGTATCCGTATAGAATGATAAAACATCACCCACGTATGCAGCCATCTCAATAAACATCATACCGGGACTTCCTTCAGAAAAGTCATTAGCTGTATTAGGATAATAGATTTTTGCAAAATCTATTAATTGCTGTTTTAGTTGTGCATAATCCCTATTTAGGTAATTTACTGTTTTAGTTTCGCTATTTACTTTAGAATATGACATTAGTAGTTAATTGTTAATGTTACTGCATCCATTGCATTATTTGCTTTAAGTTTGTATATGATTTTAATATCTACAAACTGATTTTCCTTTATTATTTCTATATTTTCAACAGAAACCTCAGGAACAAATAATTCAGTTTGGGTAGTAATAGTGCTTTGTAAATCTTCTTCGCTTATGTTTTGTTTAAATAACTGTTGGCTAATACCTACACCAAATAATGGTTCATTAAACCTTTCGCCTGGATTAGTTAGTAATAGGTTTAATAAATTACTTTTTACTTGGTCTTTAGTAGTGTAATTTAATTCAAAAGGACTTCCCGTAGATCTAAAAGGTATTTTTACACCTAAAGCCTTTTTAGGTTCTAAATCTATTGGATCTATTTCAATTAATTCCCTTTGTTTAAATCTTATAGCCATTAGGGTCTAAAATTCTTATTTTTATTCATTGCCTCCATTAGTGGTCCGTAGTCTTTATTTATAAATTTATTCACCGGATCATTAGCACTAAAGGTATCTTCTGGAGATGGTGTATTAGCGGTTTCGCTAAGTAAAGAATCTAAGGTATTATTTCCAGTATTAAAAGAAGGCATTTGTTGTTTTATATTTTGCCTAAATTCTTCTTTACTTTTAGAATTAGTTTGTTCTGTGATTTGGAAATTTTTATCTGATTTGATTTCCTCTTTTAAAGAATTTAATTCTCGTTTAAGAGCATAGTCTATTTCTTCTCTTACAACTTGTCTTATAATTTTTTCAAATGCACTTAATTTCATAATTTTATTTTTTAATAAATATATTAACTTTTAGTTATTTTGTACCCAGTTTCTAATATTTCAATATTATTATCTCCCGTAGAAATGTTTTTTAAATATTGAATATATTTTTCTCTATTTGAATTTTCTAAATTATTTAATATTTCTTCTGGGTTTTCACTCTGGGGAATAGTTTCTTGTGTAAGGGTATCACTATCAATAAGACCACTAAATTCACCTATGATTTGTAAATATATTTGATCTATAATTAACTTTTGAATATTTATTTGTGAGTTAATATTATTAATTATACTTATAGCTTCATTACAAGATTCTTCAATAGGATCTGTTTGATCAGTAATATGTTTTTTTATACCATCTAATACTTCTGTTAAAGCTTCAAATTGTTCTATTTTAGATTTTGCTCCTTTTAATTTATCATCAGTACCAATAATAGTGCCTCCACCTGATCCTGGTATTGGTGTACCTAACGGAGTATTTATAGGTAAAGCATTTAAAGCTATCCTAGCACCAGTTATTATTTTTTTTAATGTTGGAAGAAATTTACGAGCTTCATCTGTAAAACCAGTTAATCTATCAAAGCGTTCGTTTACTTTTGAAATTTTATCTATTATTGCTTGAATTTCATTACTTTTTTGTAAACTTTTATTTTGTAAATTTTCAGTTTCAGATTTTAATCTTATATATTTTTTATCAACTAGATCTAATTGTTCCTGTGTAACTGGTAATCCTCCTAATTGTTGTTTAATAGTTTCAGGATCAGATAATTTTTGTAAAATTTCTTCTTTTAACTTAGAAGAAGCACTATTTTTTACTTTATTTTTTATTTCTTCTACAGCAAGTGTATTAGATGAAATTATACTATTAAATGCGTCTTGTATCATGTTAAAAATACTTTAGTGCTTTTTATCTCGTCTAAGCTGTTTTTTAAATTTGTAATTCTAGTTTTTGTAGCTTGGACTTTAGTAGGGAACGTAGCATCTGGGGCACACGGACCCGCTATTGGGGCTATTGGTTGTAATAATAATAAGTCTATATTATACATTTGTTCTAAAATAGCTAATATTTCTTTTAATTTACTAATTAATTCATTAGATTTTACAGCAGCATTATCAACAGTACTACTAGGTGAATCAATACCTAATTGTATTCTGGGGGATTCAACTATAAATTTACTATTCTCAGCTTGAGAAGTGTTAAAATGGATTTCTCCATTTGTAGAAAAAGAAAACCCATTATTAGCAAAAAATAAACTATCATCTCCCGCATTTAACAGAATCCTTCCCTGACTATTTGTTATCATTTGTTTACCTACATATAAGTTAGGTGATATTGGTTTAAATTTTTTGGCCATTATTTTTATTTTCCTTTTCCTAAATTATATACTATTTGGGCATTTTGTAAGTAATCTATACCTCCTTTTATACCATTAGGTGCTGATCCTTCTTTTTTACCAAAAATACCACCCCTATATATATTTTTTTCCTTTACAATTCCATCTTTAACTAAAAGTTCAAGATATTTTGGTACAAAAAATACAGGACAGGCTGTATCCTTAGGTATACTTTCACCAGTGTCTTTATCTATTTTGGGTAATCTGCCCATTTGATTGTGACCACCTATTAAAATATTTGGATATCCT